GTGTGGATACCCTGTTCCTGTGATTCTGTTATAAAGTGTTCCATCATTGAAGTATGATGTGATGTCCTTAAACCTGAACAAACTATTGTGTGAATTTGCTACAAATAAATCATAATTGTTCAGTTTTGTTTCTATCACCTCATCAATCGCATCTTGAACATTCGTGGCGGTTAGGTGGGATGTGTTGTTATCATAACCTAAATCCTCTGCATCGAGATTTACGTCTTCACTCAAAGCATGCCCGTTTATCTTTCTTGTCTTCGGCACCAGATCCGCTGCCAGCTGATCTCTCCACTCAACATCATCCGTTGTCGCAGTTCCTCCGCGCGTCTCATGCACGATCACGTCAAAATCAAATGTGCTGACTACTTTTGAATTTGAATCAGTGATAACCAGCTGCGCTTTTACTGTCCCGGCCTGTGACAGGAATCCACCGGCCACATCAAACGGGACCGTCACGTTCTGTCCGCTGATTGTTCCGACTTTGCAATATACCGTTTCATCCGGACGTGTCGCCCACAGTGTTGCGCTGGATCCTGCCTCCGGAGTCAGATCCTCAAGCTGACAAATCAGATTTCGTGACGTGTCACCCTGGACCATGTGAACTACCGGCGTGACCGTGTAATTCTTTGAATGTAATAAAACTGATTGATTCATATACCCTCCTTATGTGTTCGGATATGTTTTTGTAATGTTACCGCTTGAATCCCTAAAAATGAGTCCCGTTTTTGTCAGTTCAACTCTGTTGATGTTTCCGCTTTTTATTACCAGATCATTTTCGTTTGCGCTGATGACGCGGATTGATGTTGATGCCTGGCTGTTTGTCGCATATACTGCCTGATTTTCCGCTGCAACAACCTGTAATGTAATGTCCTTCCGGAGATTCTGTCCCAGCGTAATCTTGTTATTCTCCGGATTTATCAGATCGTATGAAAGTTTTGTTATCAGGAACCATGCATCTATTCCATGAGGCTCCGAAATCACTTTCACATTGTCAAGAAGTTTGAACTTCTCAAATTCCTCAAAAGCCATTCCCAAATCGAAAACTGTTGCAGAAATCGTAATATTCTGCGCGACCTGATCCGCGAGCCATGTCTGCGCCGCGCTTTTCAGTGTTGCCGGATCCCGAATATCATCAAATATCACGTATTTCCAGATTTTTCCGAAAACAGCAATTCCCGCTGCATTCTCAAGCCATGCTGTCGGATTCACCAGTACAATGTTCATGCGTGATTCTGTATGTGTCCCCACAAACATGGATCCTGATTTCGCGCCAAGCGGAATACATACTGTGCAGATGTCCTGTGCCTCTGTATTTTCCACCAGATCAAACAAGTTCCGCCCGATCCTGATCTGTTGTGAATTCTGCGTTGACGGATTCGCAATATAATCAACATTAAGAAGTCCTGATGATTCCCGGATATTGATATAACCTCCGCATTTTGCGACTGTATTGTTCAGTATTGCCGCCAGCGTTGATTCAAGTGCTGTTTCCGCTCCGTCCGGAACCGCTGCATCAATGTTTCCGAGATAGATCCGTTTCCTCTCTTCTATATACCCATTATGAGCATTCACAAAATAACTCATAATATCATAAACCGTTGAACCGGCATTGAATCCATGCGGAAGCTGTACCGTATCATTGAAGAATGACAGCGCACCCTCACACGTATATGTCCGGTTTTTATAGAAATCGACGTCACATTCCTTCGCTTGCCCGTAAAAGATCGTTACTCCATTCTGGACCACTCTGATGATGCTTTTGTATAGATATATGTCATCATACCTTGGATGATCCACCGGTACCGTGAAAACGAATGAACTCGCCTTATTGGCTTCCTGTGTCACCACTCCGTCAAGAAGTTCTGACCCGTCATATTCCGATGATGCATATATTTTCTGATCAACATAAATCGTATACATCAAAGTGCTCCTCCAAATGTTTTGACTGTCACCGTTCCCGCACCGGTAAACATAAGACTATGCGTCCCAGTCGTGAAATAAAGCCCGAAAATGCTTTTCTCTGTCGTCGGAACCATGAATGATTCTCCGTCAAATGTGACTGACATTGTGCTCACTGATGCTTGCAGAGTCACATATGTTCTCTGTTCTGACGTTACGATCTGCAATGTTTCCGACGTCTGTCCGACTTCCACCACATAAACATCTGACGCCAATGTCTTTTTGAATGGTTCCGCATTGATCGTCAAAACGATCCCAGCTGTGCTCTTGTGATCTTCCAGCGCACCTACCGCACACCGTCCTGTCCACTTGTATTCCGGATCGTCTGCGAAAATAACCTCTACTGTTTCCCCGTTGAAATCCTTTTGTAGTGCTTTGTAGTACATGAGCCAGTATCCTCTTGATACTCTCAACTCAAAACGGATCTCGATCGTCCTGTTTTCATAGTGAATTGTTCCGGATAATGCTTCCGTCAGATCAAGTGATCCGTCTGCCAGCGGAATGTCCACTGTTTTCACCTTTGGGACGGCCGCTGCGATTGTCCGTCCAAGATAATTCATCTTATATTCGCTGAATATGTCATGTCCGTTTATTGTAATATTCATGCGATCCCCCTTGCTGACCTTGTTGCCATTCGGCCCAGAGTCTTATCCATTTCAGGCGCAATTTTTCCAACCAGCGCAGATCCGTTGATGTATACGCCCATATTGCTGACATTCGCCACGATGTCGATCAATTTGTCGATCTTGTCATTCAGATCTGAAATTCCCGGCAAAACGTCGCCATTGTTCGTTAGAGGCGTAACCGTTGCACCCTTCGGCATTGAAATCAACTCTGCGCCGGCCTCACCAACAACTGCAGAACCGCCTTCATCAATGCGTCCACCTTTAGCCAAGTATGGAATCTGCGGAATAGCCACCTGATCCATTGACCAGTTTGCACCTAAAACATTACCGACCGCCTGAATAACTTTCCGGAGAGGATAGTAAATAATATTTATTCCGTTGATAAGTCCATTCAGGAACCTGATGCACGCATTAAGTGCAGATTTCATTCCGGATTTTATTCCATCCCATAATTTACTGAAGAAGTTTCCAAATTTCTGCAACAGTCCTTCAATATTGCTAAATGTTTTCGTAAACCAATTCGCAACATTGTTAAGGATAGGCTGAACTGCGTTTAATGCAGCTGTGAGTCCTTTGCTTATAAGTTCAATAATAGGTGTAATAGCAGAATTGATTAGTTTCAAAATAGGATCAAGTAGTGCGATTACAATCTGTAAAATCGGCTGGAGTAACTTCAGGATCGGATCCAGTAACGGTGCAAGAACGCTGATCAAGTTCACTATCACAGGAAGCACCATCTCTGCCAACTGAACAAACACAGGAAGAAGTGTGTTCATTAAGTCCACTATTACAGGAAGCAACTGCACAATGATGTCCGTGATCGGCGGAAGAAGCTTCTCGATTAAGTCGAACATTACCGGCATAAGAGTGCTTACAAGTTCCATAATAGGCGGAACCAACTGCTCAAACATCATTTGAATGATCGGAGCAAGTGAAGAAAACATCTGCTGGATCATCGGCAAGTAATCGATAATCATATCGGCAAACTGCTGGACGATCGGAACAACAGCAGAACCAAGTCCAACAACGAGCTTATCGAATGCTTGTGACACATCTGAAAGAGTATCGCCCAATACAACACCGGCTGTCACATCATCGTTCGACATTACCAATCCAAGTTCGTGCGATCTGTCTATAAGTGCGTCGTAGGATTCTGTGCTTTGCTCGATCAATGGTGACAGATTATATGCGACCATATCACCGAAAAGTTCCGCTGCCTTTGATGCTCGTTCCTCTGCCGTAGCCATTCCCATAATTTGGTTCATGGCATCTTCCATATTAAGGTCAGTTCCCTCGAGCTTCTTACCGGCTTTCTCCAGTACAGTCATTTCAACACCGCACTGACCGGCAGCATAGGAAAGTTCCTGATAGTAATCAGTCGACACACCCATTCTGATAGATGCCTTATCAACTTCGTCTGCGGCAGCGGCTGTCTTATTGGCAAGTTCCATTACACCGGCAACGGCAGCAGAAGCAGCACCTACAACGGCTGCGCCAACCTTTGCTGCACTGTCAACAACTTTTCCGAAAGTCTCGCCGACATTGGATGCCTGTTTATCTGTTTTTTGTAGAGAATTATTAGCCTCATCAGTATCGACAAAAACCGAACCGACAAGTTTGAAAATATCAGCCATTTGTTTCTCCTAATTTGCGTCTTACTTCTTCGACATCAGCAAGGATCTCATCTGTTGATCGCAAGTCAATATTCCGTCCTGTTCTCTGATCGAGATATTCTTGGAATGAAGGCTTGTTGTCCATGTGAGGAAGGAATGCACACCATTCACGGTGATACCATTCTTCTATTTCCTTTTCTCTTGCCGTTTTAATGACAGAGATAATCGTCTTAATGTCGAACTGTTTAAGGCAGTCAAAACCGCCATATCTATGAAGCACAAGGTCGATTACTTCTTCTTGATCAAACCAAGTGCCTTCTCGAAAAAATACTTCAGATCCTCTGCGTTCAGTGCAATGAACTCCTCGATCGTGTCGATAAATTCGCGTAATCCCATCGCAGAAAGTTCTTCAACGGCACATTCACAAGGCCCGGAAAGAAACACGAAAATAGCCTCTTTTGCCTCTTTTGTGGCGCAATTAGATACAATGTTAAGCACCAATTCAGTTCCGATTTCCTTAACATTAAGGTTCTTCTTCCCGGCTGTTTTTGCACTCAACTTCGCAAATTCCTCTTTTACATTCGTTTCCTTTACCATCGAACTGAAAGTGAACAGATCATCAGCGTTTAATTTTCTCATTTTGGCTCCTCCGAATTTAAAAAAATAAGGGCGAACCCCAAAAGGAAATCCGCCCATAAGTATTAGTTAGTTGATGTAGTAGCAGTGATACCAGCGTATACATCAGCAACACGCGTCAAGAACTGAAGTGCGTTGACCTTCAATTTTGCCACTGAACCATCAATGACCACACGACCTTCAACAGGTCCACGGTCACCATCTGCGTTGATGTTTCTAAACTCTCTCTCAACAGTGAACTGTCCACCGCCACGAGTAAGAGCCACATCAGTTCCACCAACAGAAAGAACACCGGCACCAAGAAGAATCATAGAAGCATCCGTTGTGGATCCTGATTCAACTTTTACTGACCAAGGTTCTACAGCCTGTGCATCAGTAGTGATCATTGTATCAGTATTGCTATATAAAGCCGTAAACTCAAGAGCTGCGACCGTATCGCCTTTTTCAGCGAATGTCCAGTCGATGTTGCCCATGTTAAGAGCCTTCGTGAAACTGATCTCGATGGATTTTCCACCTTTTGTCTTGCCAGTCCATTTAACGGCTTTAGCGTCAGCAGCGGCGACAACACCACTTCCTGTGTAAACATTATATGCCATTCTTTACTCCTTACTGTGCGTCATACAACTGCACATTCATTCTAATAATTTCCCGGCAGATCGTCTTGTCAGGATCATCAACTGAAATCCTTGAAACAAGATAGAATGTCGGAAGAATAGTCTGTTGCGGATCATTAACGCTGTTAAATGCGTCTTGGATTCCGTCTGCGATCGTATATAAATCGACCATGTTCTTCGTGATCACATCTATATCGACCGTGTAGATTTTTAGATACTTATCGTCAAGGTTTGCTCCGGAAATGTCCACTACAACATGAGGATATAGCGCATTCGGAGTGCCTAAACGATAATAGATCGCACGAATGCCAAGCGTCTGTTGGAGTGCTTCGAGCTTGTCCACGATCAATTTTCTTAATTCATTAGTCCTCATCGCCGCCTCCCTCGATGTCATTTTCAGGAATATCCAAAACAGGATTATCTGCTTCTATACCGCTCAAGTATTGTGCTTGAATTGCGCGCACTGTTTCAAAATTGTCGATAGCGACCTTCCGTAAAAGTCCCAACTTAGGGATTCTTCCGTCAGCAGCTCCAAACTCTTGAAAGTATGCATAAAAGCCTTCAACTTGTCCTGTTTTTAATCCGATTTCGACCCTTGGTTTTTTTGTATTCTTGTTAGAATAAACCTTGTATTTTGTTGCTCGTCCAGCATTCCCTGTGTGCTTCTCAAAATTCTTGTAGTATTCTTCCCGGAATAACCTAACAATAACCTTTGCAGAATCTCGTAATGCTGCGCGTGCTAACTCGAACATATAATACTGTGTTCTATCAACATTAGATTCAAAATACACAGTCGAACCATTTTTTCCTTTTTTTAACTTCGTGACTGATTTTGGTACGCTCATTCGTCAATGCCTCTCGTGCATACAAGTTCCATTCTGTTTCCGTCACGATATGTCCGGAGAACTCTGAACTCACTGACCTCACTGGATCCATACGGCGAATACCTGACGATTTTCTCGTTTGCGTAATCAAGGAAGTCCGGAATAACGAACTTTATTTCTGGCTTCATACCAACAGCTGCACTCTGATAGAACTCGCTCTGTGTAATGCTTTTCAAACAAGCAAACACATCACGAGTCGTCTCGGAAGTTTCTGTTGTGGTAGTAGTCTGCTTAACGAGATCGCCATACTCATTCAGAACCCAGTTCGGTTTTACAAGTGTTATAACCTCGTTAAAATTCATGATTGAACTCCCCAGTCTGTTTTGCGAAGATTGTCCATCTGATACCGGAATGATTCCTCATAACGAGTAGCATCCTTGTCATCGTCGCACATATTCGCAAGCGTGAAAGTCTTAACAGCAAGAACCACGAGATCGCCTTCGGAAGAAACTACAGTCGCCGGAACACCAGCTCGGATAAGTTCTTCTTTTGCGGCCTTTATCTGATCAGTGATTTCTGCGTCCAGTGCGCTTGTGCTGATTCTTAACGCAAGTTTAACTTTGTCAATTATTGCCATTTTTCTGCTCCTCGTAGAGATCCTCATTGACAACGATCTGACCGATGTGTCCAACCTTGATACGGCTGTCACAGTACATCTTGTACCCGGCATCACGTGCTTTAAGGCAGAAACTCAAGTCCTCACCGAATCCGATTCTTGGAGAAAATGGAAGTCCTTGTTTTTCAAGAATGTCCTTCATCGCATCAACCTTTGTCAGAACAGCGCCGAACCCAAAACCTTCAACCTCGAAGATCTGATCCTTTGGATAATCAAAGTAGTTTTCAGCCGTCGGTATCATTCCACCGCTTTCAGCATCCATCACATAAGCCAAGTGTTGATATACACAAGGCTTGTATGGGCGTTTGCGCGAGAAAAAGATTCCGCTTATAAGGTCATAATCGTGCGCAAGTGCGTCATTGATGAACTTCTTTAGAATGTTAGGCTCGAAAACCATATCGGAGTCCAGCCACAGGATATAATCATAACCATCTTCGATGGCCTTCTGTGCGAGTCTGTTTCTGTTGTCATACAGAAGTGACCCCTTCAGCATATATCTGTTTACTGTTCCGATTGGCTCCAATGCGCTCAAGCATTCTATGAAGTCTACATCCACCTTCTCGGTACACGGTATCGCTATCAATGTTTTCATTTCGGCTCCTAAACAATTTGGCTCCGATGTTGTTTATAACGGCAGAGGCGGCTCGGAGCCTTGAACCGCCAATGCCTAACCTATCACCGCCAAGGATGGAAGGCTTTAGTTATGCAGTAGCACGAGTGAACTTAACAAATGCTTTCCAGTTGTCAAGCTTGCCATCTGCCTGACATACTCCACGATAAACCGCTGCGTTCTTGTTGAATGCAACAGACATATCCTTCGCTACTTCGATTCCTTCGCCAAGGTTAGCATGATAGTGCTTCGGATCGCCGTAAAGAATAGCGTCGTTGGTGCCAACGGTTACATCCTCTGACAGGATTACATCGTGACCGAAAAGCTTCGGAGCAATACCTTCTGCAACACCGCTGAAGTTTACGATGTCAGCGATAGCACAAGCTTCTGAATAGAATACCTTTGAAGGCATCATCCAAATAGCACCGTCCTGATATTCGGAATCCAAAGAACCCATAATCTTGAGAAGGTCTGCTTTTGTTGCAGCAGCTTTTGTGAATGTACCAGCAGCAGTAGCAACTGTTGTCAGGATGCCTTCCGGTTCAGAAGAAGCAGAACCACCACCACAGATGAATGCCTTATGAAGGCCTGTCTCGATGCGGTTTGCAATAGCCTTAACGATGTAGCTCTCGAATGCCGGGATAGACATAGCGCGCATATCTGCTTTGATTTCGATGGTCTTGATCAACTGATACGGCTGAAGGTCGATATAAGTGAATGCATCTGCTGAATCAGTAGAGTTGTAAGTCCAAGTTGCGTTGTTGTTGGTGCTGTAGATTGGAATACGAACATAACCCGGAATCTGCATAAGGTCTACTTTGCCGATTAACGGATTCTTCTCGATTTTCTCGACGATCTTGTTAAGTGTCTGTGTCGGAATAACTGCTGACTGTCCAGTAACAGCTGCGCGTTCCTCAACATCAAGTTCCTGACCCATAAGGTTCTTGAGCCATGCTTCTCTGTATTCAACAGAGTCTGCTGCGAAAGTTCTTTCCATTTTGATTTCCTCTTTTCTTTCTTCGACGATTGCGTCTGCTTCTACAAGGCCTGTCTCCAGTGCCTGTGCGTCCTGTGATCTCTGCTCAAGGTCCACAAGTTCTGCCCTGCGTTCCAAGAGTGCCTGTTTTTCTTCTGTGGCTTTGATAACCACATCAGTGTCCTGTGCCTCACGAACTTCAACATCGAGCTGCGCAAGTCTCTCATTGACATCCGTAAGATTCATTTCTGATAAGTTCATAATGTCTCCTTACTGTAAAAACTCATATTTGGCTTTTACTAACTGAAGTTGCTTCTCGCGCTCGAGTCTCTCCGCTCGTTCTGCCTCGATCACTCCGTCGAAGTAAGATCGCGCTGATTTTGTTGTTATATCTGTACCCGGGTTTGCCGGGATGGATACCGCTGAAACATCGTATACTTTGTCGATTTTAAGTACCGTTCTTGTATGCGTTTTCTGATCGTATTTGTCCTCTTTTACGGTGAACGCAAAGGACATCTGATCGATAAGGCCTGTTTTGATAGAGTCGTAAATTTCTCTGCTTGCCTCTGTACTGCGAAGGTCCGCCTCTGTGTATAAACCGTGTTCATCGATGGAACATTTAAGCGTGTCATTTTTAATGCGCGCGTAAACCATTCCTTCGTGGTTATAAAGGAAAATCACATCCGTCATGTCTGCTTCATCGAATGCGTGCGGATCGATTTTTTCTTTGTATTCAGTACCGTTTTCATCCTTGAACAGCACATACTCATCGAAAGTAGAAGCGTAGCCTCGAACTACATAAGATTCAAATTCCTCTCCTTCATCTTTACGCACTTCAAAGTTTGTGAAGTTTCTATATTCTCTGTTTTCTCTTATCATTCGTATCTCCTCGATTTTCAAGAAGTCATCAAGTGACATGTTCCTGTCATCTACATAAGCATCCGCATAGAACTTTCCGGAAACAACTTCGTCGAACTCACAACGTCCTTCCAGCATATCCAGTGCATTCTTTAATGCCTGACCATCACGGCTTGTGTGCAGAACAACCTTGTCACCGCATTTCCGCAATTCATTTATTTTTTTAATGACATCATCAACAACGCATTTTCCGTCGTAGATGATCCCATCGAAGTCGATCGCATAAGTCATTACCGCGCCTCCTTCAGGTTGATTATTTCGTTTTTGATCACTGCTATGTCCTGTTGAATATCTCCGAACTTCTCTGCGTACCCATTATGGACATCCAACTTCTTCTCCACTGACTGGAGCCTTGCCTTGATTAGTTCGTCCTGAACAGCCTTCTCAAATTTCGATTTTGCTGAAGTTGCAATTACCGTCAAAACAGTTCCGATCAGCGTGACCGCATTACCTATCAGGCAGATTATGATCGCCTCACTCATTCGCCGGTTCCTCCTTTACTGGCTCCGGTTCATCTGTTGTAGTGTCTCCTGTCTTGGCTGTGTCCAAACGAAGCACGAACTCATCACCGCCATCGTAAGGTGCCATATTGAAAAGTTCTCTAAACTCGTTCGGAGTCATCATTCCACGATCCACAAGCGCAACCATTTGAAGCTTCGTCTGTAGTGAAGCAAATACAAGGCGGTTTGATTCATAGTGGATCCGCGCGCCGAATGCCCGTTCACGATCTGTGAAGCACTTGCGCGTCAGTTCCGTGGATAATGCAATTAAAAAAGGCTCTATACGAGATTCGTAAAAAGCCTCCATTTGTGATTCAGTAAAATTGCTTGTGATTATCGCATCGTTGACACCGTAGTAGCGATACACATTCTCTCTAAATTCCTTCTGCTGTTGCCAAGTAGTAATCGTCGGCGACATCGTGATAGGAGTGAACTCTTGCGTTGCATCCAATGATGCTATTCCGCCCTCGTTCTCCAGATTGAGATAATCACGAACGAATTCGTCTTTTTGCCTTCTAACATCATCCGGCGCAAGCATAGCCTTTGTGGATTTGATAATACCGCGCAAATTTGCCGTTGCTTTGACCGCATTGGCGATACCTTGGTTAGTTGTGTAAAGAACATCCAGCATCGGTAAAATTGCCGTATTATCATCACCGGCGAGATCGTACTGGTTATAGTCTTTCCGGATAACCGCAAGATCTGACCAAGGAAGCACGCAGTCCTTATTCACATCACCATTGAAGTGAAACTGGATAAACAAGCGACCATTGTAATCAAGTGCCTCAAAGAATGAATAAGGAACCGGATAGAATCCTGTAGCAGCACCTTTATCATCACGATGAATGTAGATGAATACTGTGTTCTGAATCTCAAGCCTCGTGCGAACCTTATACAAGAAGTCCTTGCCATTCATATACATATTCGGAGATTCGTTCAGGATCCTGTTCACGCGTGAATCTGTGCCGGTAGCATTTGCCTTTGAAGTATGCTCTGCCAACGGCCTTATGCATGACCTGACCACATCACTCTTATAGATGTCACTACCAAACGCACTGAACAGCGCACGGTACGCGCCAAGCTCTGACCAAGTCTGCACTCGATCGCTTCTTAACTTTTCATTTTTGAAAAATAAATCAAAGAATCCCATGTTCACCTCACATAAGGCATCAACTCGTTGTAGTATTTCTCATACACAACCCACGCATTCAATAAACTGACCATTCCGTCGATTCTGCGGTTCTGCTGAATCTTTACAGGCTGTATCGTTTCAATTCCTTCTTTGTTAAGCGATTTGACGCCTGTGTTTGCAAGGCACCATCGCAGAATTGGATTATTGTTATAAACAACTTTATGATCGTGAAAAGCCGCACCCATCGCCTTCATCGCATACGTCCACGAGAATGGACCCTGTGCAACCGGCTCAAGATCAAATAACCGTTCTTGCATTTCCTCACGCCAGTACGAAGCCATAGCTCTATCGTAACCAATGTATAGCGGTCTGATGTCGTGCTTCTCGACCATATCAACGAACCACTGCGTCACAAGTGAATAATCCACAGCTGCGCCTTCGTTGATGGTTATCCAGCCTTTTTCTGCCCACAATTTGTATGGAGCTTCTTTCGACTGTGTCTTTTCGAGCGCATCAATTTTGCTCTGCGGAATCCAGTAATGCTGAAGCACATAAATGTTCTCATCGTTTGGCTTCCTGATCAGAAGCGAAGCACAAGTCAGGTCGGTGGTAGCAGAGAGGTCACAACCGCCCACGCAATAAGAATGATCCAAAAAGCTATAATCGGCCACTTCCTCATTGATGATGTCCTCCAGTCGTAACCAACTGTTGACCTCGTTCTGTTTAAGATTGAAATCTTTAACAAGTACGGTCGGCTTGAAGCTCGCATCATCCTTGGCTTTTTGTACCATCTCTCGCAAATATTCCCGGCTCTTAATGGTATCGAGTCCCGGGTTCGCTTTAATCCAGCAGTTTTCTTTGTCCCATTCATCGAGTGAATCAAGCTCATAAATGAATGGAAGGAAACGTTTGTTTTTTATGGATCCATCTAAAATGTGAGTAGCATAGTCGTACTGGTTGTCAAATATGCCATCACGCACGAATCCATTAGTTGTTATACAAAACAAAAGAGGCTGCCTACGCGCCCCCATTGCTTGCTTTATTAAGTCATATATGTCTCTGTTCCTGATCGCAGCCAACTCATCAATTACCGCACCGTGAACATCCAAACCATCAAGCGAATTACTGTTGCTTGCCAGTGCTTTGATGTAACCGAAGTTTTCGTGGAAGTACAGATCCGCTGCGCGCTTCTTAATGCACCCGGAAAGCACAGGAGATTGGCTGACCATTTTCACCGCTGCATTATATCCGAGTTTCGCCTGATCAAGCATCGTGGCGATATTGTAAATCTGCGGAGACCCTTCCTTGTCGTTGCAAAGCAAGTCGATCTCGACCGCTGCCGTTTCTGTGGTCTTTCCATTCTTCCGGCCTTCGATGATCATGCACTCGTTATACTGTCGCACATTATTATCATCAACAAAACCAAACAAAGCAGAAAGCCTCGCGCGCTGGAATAACTCCAACTTGAGAGGCTGTCCAATGTTTCCACTTGGCTGTTTGCAGAATGTTTCTATAAACCTCACATGACGGTTCGCTATATCTGCATCATAATGAAACTCGTCCGGCGCGAGATAACGCTCGATTATCATCTCGCTGATCCGCTTCATTTTGTCGCAAGCCACGATTTTTCCGTCGATGATTCCACCGAAGTATTTTTCTAAATCGTTCAATTACTGTTCACCCAATCGAGCAGTTTCGCCGGTGCAGCGGATTTCTCTTGCTTCGGTAACAGATCCGTAAGGTGCCTTATGATCGTTCCGTACTGTTTCTGTACCTGAAGATAAGTTGTCATAGCAGCAGTCTGCTTGGATCCGTACTGATATTGTTCTGAAACTCCAATCTAATGAAACTGTTGATGAGAAAAATAAAGCAGAAGTACTCGAAAAAATAGATTCTCTTAATATTTCAGGATGTGTAGTTGTAGCAGCAAAAAGATATATTGAACAGAAGATAAAGAAACCAAGTTTCGATAAATTGTCTTTTATTATTTCATCATTATTTCCAGAATTTGAATCAGAACTTCGTAAGCTCGCTTTTAATAATCCAACTAATCCTGATATTTGGAAACGAGATTTAGAAGTATTAATCAGTAATCAAGTAAATGAGATCTTGTCACAAGAAACACAAACAGAAAGAGATGTATTAATTATAACTGTGCATCGTTGTATCTTGCAAAATTACATATTTAATGAAATTCGAAAACCAGAAATCTGGCAAAAATGGGTTTCATAAATCGGAGGAAAAATGAGTGAAATTAAAAACATAGATTCAACTAATAATCAACAACTCGAAATACCTCAGTTTGATCAGAATAAAACATATGATTTAAGAACATCAGATGGTAATAACTTAGATTTGAATAAAAATAGTGAAGAATTAGATTTACGAAAT